GGCAAAAAAATACGCGACGAGCCGTTGCCGCCTGCCCGGTTTTGGTGCAGTCTGTGCCGCCCAAGGTGGACCTGTTCCAGACACGGAATGTCGACGGCGACGGATGGCGCGATCACGCGCTGCTGTTGTCGTGGCTCTCGGCCCTACGGGTGACGCAGGGATCGCACGCCGGGCAGGCGTTTCAAGTGCTCGATTGGGAACGCGACTTTCTCCGCGGCGCGTTCCAGCCGGGCGTCGACGAGGCGGCGCTTAGCGTCGCCCGCGGAAACGGCAAGTCCACCTTATTGGGCGCGCTTTGCGCCGCCACCATCGACGGCCCGCTCGCCCAGGCGCGCGCGCAGACGGTGATCGTCGCGGCGAGCCACCAGCAGGCCCGCGTGACGTTCGAGCACGCCCTGGCGTTCCGTCCCGACATCGTCGCCAACCGCCAGCGCTTCGCCGTCCGCAACTCCACGATGGAGTGCTCCGTCCTGGATCGGCAGACGGGCGCGGAGCTGCGCGTGGTCGCCAGCGACGCGCGGAGGGTCCACGGGCTGGCCCCGTCCCTGGCCGTGTGCGATGAGCCCGCCCAATGGGCCGGGGGCAACACCGCGATGGTGTCGGCCCTGCGCACCGCCCTGGGCAAGCTCGCCAATTCGCTTCTCTGCGCCATCGGCACCCGTCCCGCCAGCAATCTGCACTGGTTCGCGGACATGCTCGACCACGACGCGGCCGGGCGCTATCGCCAGTGCCACCAGGCCGAGGACGTCGACGCGCTGGGCGACGAGCGCCAGTGGCGTCTGGCGAATCCCATGTTCGAGCACAACCCGGACCTGGCGGCCGCGATCCGCCGCGAGGCGTCCCAGGCCCTGGCGAACCCGCAGGCCCGGGCCAGTTTCGTGGCCCTGCGCCTCAACGGAGGCACCCCGGACACCGCCGCGACCGAGCGCCTGGTCGAGCCGCACGACTGGCGCGAGGTCCTGGACGGCTACAGCGTCGCGGAGCATCCCTTCGGCGGCGCGGTGTGGGGCGTCGACCTGGGGGGCAGCGCGGCCATGTCCGCCGTGGCGGCCGCGTGGCCGAGCGGGGAGCTGGCGACGATGGGCATGTTCGGCGCGGAGCCGCCCATCGACCGCCGCGACTCGCGCGACAGCGCGGGCGGCGCGTACGTCGCCGCGCACGAAAGCGGCGAGCTGCTGGTGTCCGACCGCCGCATCCCCGACGTGGGCGACCTGCTGACCGCAGCCGAGGGCCGATTCGGGGAGCCGACCGCCCTGGTGTGCGACCGCTGGCGGATCGCGGAGCTGTACGACGCCCTGGACGCCCTGGGCTGGCGCTGCGACGTGATCCCCCGCGCCCAGGGGTTCAAGGACGGCTCCGAGGACGTGCGCGGCTGGAGCCGCGCCCTGGAGGGCCGCGCCGTGCGGCCGCTCAAGCCCGCCCTGCTTCTGACGCTCGCGCTGTCGGAGGCCGTCGTGGTGTCCGACCAGGCCGGGAACCGCAAGCTGGCGAAGGGCACCCAGGGCGGACGCCGCGGCCAGGTGCGCGACGACATAGCCGCGGCGGCGATCCTGGCCGTCGCGCACCGCGACCGCGAGGCCGCGCCCGCGGGGGGATGGCTCGGTGTTGCATAGCCAGTGCATCACGTTCCTGGACGAGCTCAACTGGATCGCCTGGGCATACCAGGTGATGACGTACGCGCCAGTGACGTACGTGATCCTGTTGCCATGAGCCGCCACCACGCATCCTGGCGCGACTGGCGCGGCAATCCGAACCGCCGGGCGGCGCTGGACCGCGACGGCTGGCGCTGCCGCAAGTGCGGCAAGGCCGGGCAGCTGGAGGTGCACCACGAAAAGGCCCTCGCGGACGGCGGATCGCACGACCTGGGCAACCTGACCACCCTCTGCCGCGGCTGCCACATCGCGCTGCACCGCCCGGTGCGGCCGTTCCGCGACGCCTGGCGCGACCTGATCGGGGAGCTGATGCGTGCCTAGATTCGACACCCGGCTCGCGGTCGTGTCGGGGGACGCGCTCGAATATCGCGTGGCCGCGGCGGCCAGCCGGGCGGGCGAGACGGACGGCCGCGAGGTCGGCAGCGTCAAGCTCGCGACGGACGTGCGCGCGTACGACTTCGGCACGCGCGCGGTGGCCGACGGCCTGGCACCGTTTCCGACGCTCAACGGATTGATTTTCGCGACCTTCGACGCCCGAGGGCCGTTGTGGTCGGTCAACAGCCTGGATGCCGACGAGCGCGTGCTCGACTTCGTGCTCGGGCTGACGCCCGGCGTCGCCTGGCGGGGACCGGAGGGTCCGCCGACGCTTCCGTTCGTGCCCGATCCCGTTTTCGACGCGGTGTACGTCGACCTGACCGTCGACGTTGCGGGCGTGGAGAGTCTGCTGCACCGCTGGAGCGCCGCGCGCCTGGAAGCGGTCGGCACGACGGGGATTCGCGCGACGGGCCTGTCGCGCCTGGTGTTTCCGACCGAACGCCGCGTGCGTCTGCCCGCCGAGGAATGGAACGCGACGATTCGGATTCTCGACCGCTCCGTGCAGCATACCGTCTGGGGGCGGCGGCTCGACGCCGAGGTTTTGGCCGACGTGTCGCTGTCCGTCGTGGGGCTGGGCGAAATCCAGACCACGCGCGCATTCCGGGTGCGCTACGACCCGCGCATCCGGGTGCTCCAGGAGCTGGTCGACTATTCCGACGAGACCCGATGGCGCATCGAATCGGTGAACCTGGTCGGACGGCGACGCTACATGGATCTCGGCCTGGCGCGCACAGTCAGCGAAACGTCGGTGGTGCTCTGACGTGGCCACGATCGATCTCGATTTGGACACGGCGGAGGTCCGCGCCGCCATCGATCGGCTCGGGCCGCGGAGGCTGAACGCGCTGCTGGCCGCCGAAATCGTGCGCGGGCTGCGCGCGGCGCTCGTGACCTACACCCAGCGGCTGCCGATGCGCAGCGGCCGCCTGGCGCGCCGCATCTCGATAGGCCGCGTGCGCGGCAACCTGGTCCGCGTCCGCGTGCGCGTCCCGTACGCGCGGTTCGCCCACTTCCGAGAGCCGGTATTCGGCGGCCGCACCGTGCAGGACTCGCTGAACGGCTGGCTGCGCGACCCGGCGATCACCCTTGTGCTCCAGCGGCGCGTCGCGGTGGCAGTCCGCGGCGTCCTGCGGGGCGACTTCGACCGATAGGAGAAAAACCCTTGAACAGAACCGAAATCGAAAACCGCCTATCCGAGCTCCGCGGCCTGCTGGCCGTGGAGACGGACGAGGCCAAGGCCGCCGAGTACCGCACGGAAATGGCGGACCTGGAGACGAAGTGGCGCGAGGCCGTCGCCGCCGAGAGGCGCGACGATCCCGCGGGCGATCCGCCGTCCGTGCACCCGCTGGCGAGCCGGGTGGAGCTGCGGAACTACATCGCCGCCGCGGCGACGGGCACCGCGCTGAACGGCCGCGAGGCCGAGCTCAACCAGGACCTGCGCATGGGCGACGGCGCGGGCGTCCGCGTGCCCTGGGAGGCGCTGCTGCCGACCGTCGAGGAACGCGCCGACACCGTCGCGCCCGCCCAGGTGGGCGTCATGCAGCAATCCATCGTCGCGCGCATCTTCGAGCGCACGGCCGCGGCGCATCTGATGATCGAAATGCCGACCGTCGGCGTCGGGGAGACGGAATACGTCATCCTCACCGGGGGCACCGATCCGAAGATGACCGCCGCGGGCGCGGACGTGGCCGGGCAGACCGCCGCGACGTTCGACACGACGGTGCTGTCGCCCAAGCGCCTCACCGCCGAGTACGTCGTGCGCATCGAGGACATGGCGCGCCTGCGCGGCCTGGAGGACGCCCTGCGCAGCGACCTGCGCATGGCGTTCGGCGTCGCCGTCGACCGCCAGGTGCTCGCGGGCCAGCTGTCGGCCGACGGCAACACCAACCCCGAGCAGGTGCGCGGCCTGTACCCCCGCTTCCTGCCCGCCGCGCCTCCGAACGCGGCCCCGGACGCCGTCGACGCGGACGCGGTGATCGCGTTCTTCGACGGCAAGGTCGACGGCCACTACGCGCTCACGCGCGCCGACGTGCGCACGATCATCCCGTCGCAGCTCAACGCCGTGGTCGCGGGCCTGGTGAAGTCCGACACCATCGACATATCGGCGCGCTACGGCGGGCTCATGCAGGTGTCGGCGCTGATCCCCGACTTCGTCTACCAGGCGAAGTCCGGGAGCAACAAGAACGACGGCCTGAGCAGGTACGCGCTCTATTCGCTGTCGTCGGTGCCGACCAAGGCCGTCGCCCCGGTGTGGCAGGGCTTCGACCTGATCCGCGACCCGTACACCCAGGCCGGGGCGGGCAAGGTGGTCATAACCGGACACATGCTGTGGAACTTCGACGTGCTGCGCGCCCCCGCGACGGGCGTGCCGTTCGGCGTCGGGCTGCCCGTGCAGACGCAGGCCCGCACGTGAGCGCGCCCGAGCGCAGATTCGTCCCGCTGGAGACGCGCGGCGAGGGCGACGACCTGGCGCTGACCGGACGCCTGGCGACCTACGACCGCGTCTACTCGTTCGGCGGCCGTCCGTTCCGCGAGCGGATCGCGCGCGGCGCGTTCGGCCCCGTCGCGGAGCTGCGCGACGTGATCGCCAACGTGCAGCACGACCGCCAGCGGCCCGTCGCGCGGATCGGCGCGGGGCTGACGCTCCGCGAGGACGCCGACGGGCTGCTGGCGACCGTCGAGCCGCGCGGGCCGTACGCGGCCGACGTGCGCGGCCTGGTCGACGCCGGGCTCCTGCGCGGCTTCAGCGTCGAGATGCGCGTCGCGGACGCGGTGCGCGAGGCGGACGGCACGCGCCGCGTGCAGCGCGCGCAGCTCCTGGGCCTGGGCGTGGTCGACCGCCCCGCGTACGACGACGCGGTGATCGCGCGCCAGTGGGAGGACCACGTGCAGCGGCTGGCGCGATGGCTCTGACCCGCGCCGTGCTGGCCCAGGCCCTGCGCGTCGTCGATTCGAGCGACGACGGGGACGGGCCGATCCTGGACCGCCTCGCGTCGGTGGTCGAGGCGATCACCGCGCAGTACGCGCCGGACGCCCCCGCGGGGGTGGCCGACGAGGCGGGCATACGCCTGGCGGGCTGGCTCTACGACCGCCCGGCCGAGCAGCCGACCGACTCGGCCCTGGTGCAGTCCGGGGCGTCCGGCCTGCTGGACCCGTTCCGCACCCGCAGCGTGGCGGTGCTGGACCCCGAGGGCGGCGCGACGCCGACGCCGACGCCGACGCCTTCGGGCATACCGACGCCGCCCGAGTCCGGGCACTACGTGCTGTCGAGCAACGATGGAGAACTGGAATGGCTCGAATTTCCCGCCCCGCGATAGCAGTATCGACGAGATCCCGCCAGGCCTGGCGGCGATTCTGCTATCGCTGGCTGGCCGTCGACGGCGCGATCGCCGCCGCGGCGGCCGCGCTTCTGCTATCGCTGGCCGCCGAGGGCCAGGACCTGCCGGAAATGGTGCTCGGCACCCAGGACGGCGAATACAGGCTCTTCACCCCCGACCAGGTGCGCGCCGCGGAGACGGAGGCGACGCCCGCCCGGCCGACGGCCGACGGCAGCTACGAGCTCGGCATCGCGGAGGGCGAGGCGTCCTGGAACCTGATCCCGCCGCTCTCCGAGCAGGTGTACGCCGCGCTGGTCGCGGGCGGCGTCCCGTCCGCGGGCTCGCTGCTCGACGTGGCGACCATCGACCCGACGACGCGCACCGCGTCGCTCGGCGCGGTGCCGCTCGGCGCGGCGGGCCGCGTGCTGCGCGTCAATTCGTCCGCGACGCTTAGCGCCTGGCAGACGCCGCAGAGCGTCGTGCTCGACGGCCTGCCGACGCGCACCGGGAATGGCGGCCGCGTGCTCGCGCTCACGTCGGCGCTGGCGCTGGAGTGGACGGAAAAGGGGGGCGGCGGCGGCGGTGCCGCGCTGTCGGACGCCAAGCCGCAGCCGCTCGCGGACCCGGCCGCGCCCGGCGCGGGCACCAAGGCCAGCCGCGACGACCACGCGCATCCGACCACCGGGCTCGCCACGGCTCCGCAGCTCGCGACGGCGCTCCAGTCCATCGGCGCGAACACGGCCGACATACAGGTGAACGAGCAGGCCGTGGAGCACCTGGGCATCGTGACCAGCGACCTGCACGCGGGCACCGCGCCGACGGGCTGGAGCAACGCCCCGAGCGCGAGCGCGGGAGCGGTCGCGCTGCTGGCCGCGCCGCCGACGCTCGCGCGCGCCCGCGCCGTCGCCGCCGCGGACTGGTCGGTGTCGCAGACGTCGGGCGTGGCCGGAAAGGAGTTCGTCGTGCGCCTGCCCGTCGCCACCGACGCGGGCGAGGCGCGCCTGCGGATCGTGGGCGAGGAGGACGGCCACGCGCTGACCTTCGACCAGCCCGTCACCGGGCTGAGCGTCCTGGGCGACTCGACGGACGGCAATTTCGCGTTCTACGGCAGCCCGAGCGCGACGGGATCGGCCGACACGCAGCTGATCGTGCAGCTGTCGGGCACCGCGGCGCACGTCGGCACGTCGCGTTTCGCGGGCGATCCGACCAAGGTGGAGCGGTGGGCCATCGTCGGCGATCCGACCGCGATCCCCGTCCGCCAGGTGCCGGACCCGGCGCATATCGCGGACGGCCATCTGCTCACGGTCGACGACGGCGCCTATGCCTGGGCCGCGCCGCCGTCCAACGGTGGGGGCGGCGCCGCGGGCGTCACATTCCGGGCGATCAAGGATTTCACGCAACTGGCGAGCGGGAGCGCGCCGAGTCTGACGAGTTTCACCGGCCAATTCGACGCCGCAAACGATCGCACCAACTGGGACGCGATCCGGGCTGGCGCGACGCTCGCGCTGATCGTGCGCATGACGGTCTCCGGCACCGTCCGCGACCGCGTGGCGTTCTTCCCCGTCAATGCGGCCGGCGTTCCCGCGGCTTCGGAACTAGAGCTGTTCGGCGAATTCAAGCCCGGAGTATGGGGCCGGGCGAACCGCGCCAGCCTGAGCACCGAGCCATGGGGCTACCAGCTCCGAATCGGCGCGCGCGGAGCGACGGCGGCGTCCGCCGTGAGTTTCTCGAGCCGCTGCCGATACGATCCCGCCAACGGCAATTGCACCGTCAGCCCGTTTCCGGCCGGGACCACCTGGACGGACGTCGTCACGTCCTGGGGACTGTTCATGGTCGAATACCCCGCGGGGGGCGGCTCCGCGACGCCGCTGTCGGACGGCACGCCCAAGGCGCTCGGCACGGCCGCGCCCGGGGTCGGCACGGCCGCGAGCCGCGGCGACCACGTGCACCCGTCGGAGCTGCCCGCCACGTCGAGCGCCAACGCCCTGTGGAACCTGCGCGTCGACTCGGCCGGAAACGGCGTCGAGTGGTCCAACACGCTCGACCGCGAGCTCACGGCGCTCACGACGCGCGTCACGGCGATGGACAACCCGCGCGGACCGTCCGCGCCGAAGGTCGGGCAGTCCTGGCAGGTGGTGGCGTGCACCGGCAGCGGCGACAGCGAGACGTGCCAGTCGGGATTCCGCGACCAGCAGGACCCGCCTGGCTTCGCGGACGGATGGGTCAAGCTGTTCGAGGGGCAGAAGAGCAACGTGTCCGGCAGCGCGCAGATCGACTTCGACCTGACCAGCGCGGCCGACGTGGCCCTGGGCTTCCTGGAGGCGCAGCGCGATCTCGCGGGCATGGGCGTGTACCGCCAGTTCCTGTTCCAGCTCGCCTGGAACATCGGCAGCGGCGACGCCGAGGAGCTCGTGCAGGCGCAGGCGGTGCTGCCCGGCGTTCCGCTCGGCGGCTCGGTGGCGCAGGCGCGGCAGGGCGTCCGCTACGTCGGCGCGCTGTCCGGGCTGACGGAGACCTGCCCGTTGGTCCTGAAGGCGTCGACGACGGTCGTGGTGGTCGAGGGCAACGGGACGTGCTCGCCCGGATGGGGCAATCGCGGAAACCAGAACGTCAACCTGTTCTGGAAGCTGTGGGGCAAGCGATGAAATGGCCCTGGCAGCGCGTCGAGGAACGCGCCGACGCGGGAGACACGTTCACGGAGCGCCTGCTGGCGCAGCGCGTCGCGGAGGCCAACGGCGACGCCACCCAGGCCGCGCTCGCGGCCGTCGAGGCCTGCGCCAGCCTGTACGGCCGCGCGTTCGCGGGCATCGAGGTCCAGGACGCGCCCGGCTGGACGATCCAGCCGCACTCGCTGGAGGCCCTGGGCCGCACCCTGTACCGGGAGGGCCAGGCCATGCTCCTGCGCACCGGGGGCACCGCGGCGAGCTGGACCGTGTACGGCGACAGCGCGGATCCGGGCGAGTGGTACTACGACGTGACGATCAGCGCGCCGAGCGACACGCGCCTGGTGCGGCTGTCGGCCGCGGACGTGGCCCTGGTGCGCCTCAACGCGAGCGCCGCGTCGCCCTGGCGCGGCCAGTCGCCGCTGGTCGGCGCGGCGTCGACCGTCAAGCTGGCGATGCGCCTGGAGGCCTGCCTGACCGACGAGCACAACGCGGCCGTCGGGGCGATCCTGGCCGTGCCGAGCGGCACGCCGCCGGCGCAGCTCAACCAGCTGCGCGACGATCTCAAGACGCTGGGGGGGCGCACGGCGCTGGTGGAGTCGACGCGCGGCGGATGGGGGGACGGCCGCCAGAGCGCCCCGCAGCGCGACTGGCAGCAACAGCGCATCGGCCCGGACACGCCCGACGCCGACGTGCGCCTGCGCGCGGAGCTGGAGCGCGGCGTCTACGCGGCGTCGGGCGTCCCCCCGGCCCTGATGGCGGACGCCAGCGGCACGGAGAGCCGCGAGGCGTGGCGGCAGTTCGTGACGAGCGCGATCCGGCCGCTCGCGCGCCAGCTCGAGACGGAGATACGCCGCAGCGCGCCCGAGGCGACGGTGCGGCTGGAGGGACTCGGGGGCGACGAGCTCGCGCAGAAGGCGCGCGCGTTCGGCGCTCTCGTCAAGGGCGGCATGACCGTCGAACAGGCCGTGGCTGCCACGGGCCTGCTGTTGGAGTGAGAAAATGAGGAAATGCAATCATTCGCGAGTCTGCAGCGTCGTCGACGTCGGAGAATCCGCTAGCAAACCGTCGTCGATCGTCCGGACCTGGCAGTTCGTTCTGCTGTCGTTCCTGCTGGTCGGCTGCGCCGCGAACTTCGCGCCGGGGGGCGAGGTGACGGAGACGATAGACGCCCCGGTGAGCGTGGAGCTGCCGGACGGCGTGACGCTGCCCGATCCCCGCGTCGGCGCGGAGCCCGAGAGCTGCGCCGAGCGCTGCGCGAAGTGCGCGGCGTACGGCGCGGCGTGCCAGGAGACGTGCGAGCTCAACTGCGTGCGCCAGCACCATCCCGTCTGCCCGGACAACTGCAAGCCGTGAGCTCGCACCGCCAGCACACCGAGCAGGCCTTCGCCGCCGACCTGGCGCGGACGGCCTGCGTCCGCGACGCCGCGTACCCGCGGCTGCGGTTTTCCGACCACCTGGCGTGGATCGCCTCCGAGGTGCGGAATTCCGCGGATCGCGTTAGACGGCCTACAAGGCCCCTAGACGGGCCGTTTGCCGAAGCCATGCCGTAGCATGGGGTGAAACGGCCATAAACGCGAAACGCGCCTGGCGGGGCGCGTTTCGACACAAGCATCGCATTGACAAGGAGAGCGCGATGACGAACGGCAATGTTAGCCGAATCCCCACCTATCCGAAACCCACAACCGCATGGGCGCTCGACCATCCGGCCGTGCGCACCCCTGCGGAGGGCATGGTGCTTGTCGTCCTGGTGCGCCACGCGCAGCGGCACGGCGTGGCGTGGCCCAAGCAGCGCACCATCGCGCGCCAGGCCCGGTGCTCGCGCGAGGCCGCGAACCGCATCCTGGCGCGCCTCCAGGACCGCGGCGCGATCCGCCGCGACGAGTCCCAGGGCACCGCCGTCATGTGGACGTTCCCCGACTTCCCGATCCCGCCCCCGGTGCTCATGGAGGTCATGAAGCCGCGAGCGCCGACGCGCCAGCAGATCGCGGTCGCGCAGCTCCGGGCGAAACGCTAGCGTTTCGGAGCTCGCCGGCGACGTCGACGTCGGGATTCTGCTATCGTATGGCGACGTCCGCCGGCGCATTTCCGCCGCCGGCGGCCGAGCCGGAGATAGCAGAATGGCCCGAACACGCAAGCCGACCGACGCGGAGGTCCGCGCGATCGCCAAGACGATCCCCGTCCGCACGCTCACCCTGCGCCTCAACATCGAGCAGGCCGAGGCCCTGGACGTGCTCATGCGCGCCCTGCGCATCGGCACCGCGACCAAGGCCATCGCCTGGGCCGTGGCGCACGTGCCCGCCATGCTGGAGCGCGAGCGCACGCTGGAGGGCCGCGTCGCGGAACTCACGCGCACGCTGGCCGACCTGGCGCTGGCGCGCGACACGCTGGTGTCGGCCGAGGCGGACTGGCGCGCGGCGCTGGACGAGCTCGTCGAGGGCGGGAGCGGGGAACGTTTACAATTGTAAACGCGGGAGGGCGCGCGGCGGCGTTTACAATTGTAAACGTGACGCCCCGCTTTCGCCTCAACCGACCGCACTACCACGCCTGGCTCATGGCGTCGACGGATCGCATCTTCTACAAGACGCGCCCGTTCGAGACGCGCCAGGCCGCGAGCCAGTGGGCCAAGCGCCGCCAGCCCGATCCCGAGCGGCGCATGGTGAAGGCGTGCTACGACTCGCGCTGCCAGCCGACGCTCGACTAACAGAGTTATCCACAACGTGTGATCTAGGATCACAGGGGGTGTGATCTAGGATCACAGGTAGGTGTGATCCAGGATCACACCGTAAGAGTATATTGAGAATAAATACATAGAATCCCCGCCC